TGTCCGTTTAGGCGGAACACCCAATAATGAAACTCTTGAAGAGTCCCTTAGAAGAGGACTGGATGTTACAAAATTAACTATTTCTATTTGCCCAAAGGAAAATGTAATAAATGGATTTACTAGAGTTCATGATTTAATAAAAATAGGATATCAAGAGTGGATAGTTGCTGTATATGAAAAAGATGAAACTACTAAAACAGAGTTTCAAGATGCAATGTCTGATTACCTAGATGATATGAGACTAGGTGCTAACGAAGGAGATGGTTCAACTCCTGTTACCACAAATGATTTTATGGAAATAGGTAAGAAAAGATTTTTAAATAGAAAAGATAAATCAAATCTTGCAGTTCAACGTTGGGTTAATAGCATACCTCATATGTTTTCAAAAAAACAAGTAGAAGGTATTGCTAATCATGTTAGTAAGTTTCATAAAAGACAGGGGGTGGTAGAAAAGATTGAACGTGAAGATGCTGAAAAACTAATGAATAGTTTACATCCAGGTGCAGAAGTTTTAAATACTAAATCACCAACTTATGCTATTCGTATGTGGAATAAAATTGTAAAAGCAACAGTCGGTAATAAAGGAATAGTAGAGTTTGGTACTTTTCATAGTGATGCCACAACACATGAGGAAGTTGAGCAAGGACGTAATTTTGTTGATACGACTCTTATACAATTACATAAAGATTGTTTAGCATATGCTGATTCATATTATCGAACAAAAAAACTTAACTGGAAAAACGTAGGAGCACTATCTCAAAAGATAGGTGTTGAACCCAGTAATAAATTAATAACGAGGAGTTAACTACCCTCTTTTTTTTAGCTAAATAAAAATAAAAGTAGTATTACCATGAAACCTACTCCAAGACAATATCAAGAAGCACAAGAACGCCATGATAAGATTGTAGATCATCTTATTGAAGAAGGATATGCTGAAAATCCTGAAATGGCAGATAATATTATAATGGGTATGAGCGAACAGTGGTACAATTTAATTATTGACTAATGAAAGAGTTTGATAGATTTATTGAAGAGGCAGCAGCAAAAAGATGTCCTGCTGGACAATACTGGTGCTATACTGATAAAAAATGTAAAAAAATTCCTCTAGGTTATCATGTAGGACGTAGAGGATATCTTGAACAAGATGAGGATGATGAAAATGGACAGAATGGAACACCATCTAATGGGTCTTCTAATGGCAGCAGTAATGGCAACGGTGGCAGTGGCAACGGTTCAAATGGTGGAAATGGTGGGGGAGAATAATGACATCATCGAGAAGAGGTCCATTAGCAAACCAAATATCTAATAGAAACTTTCTAGCACCTGTTGGATTTAAATTTACATTGTCTAAATTTCCAAAGGTATCATTTTTTTCAAACACTGCTAGAATTCCTGATATTACATTAGGAACTACTATACAATCAACCTACCTAAAGGATATTGATGTGCCTGGTGAAAAACTTACATATGGAGAGTTGAATGTAAGATTTTTAGTTGATGAGAATTTAGAAAATTATATGGCAATGCATAACTGGTTAACTGGTTTAGGTTTTCCAGAATCTGCACAAGAATTTATTACTAAAACCACTAATGATAATGGGCAGAGAGATTTAGGAGAACAATATAGTGATGGTTCACTTCATATTCTAAACAGCAATTATAATGATATTGCTGTTGTAAAATTCAAAGATTTATTTCCCACTTACTTGACATCTTTGGAATTTGATGCTACAGAGAGTGATATAAATTACTTTACAGCAGACGTTACTTTCAAGTATACTATCTACGATATAGTTGGTCCAACTGGTAAACCTTTATGAATCTTGATAAAATTCAGGAGATGTGGGAGCGTGATGCTGTCATTGATCCTGATAATCTACATGATGAATCTTTAAAAATTCCACAATTACATTCAAAGTATTATACAGTTTATAATACTGTTACTCTTTTGCGTGAGAAAGCAAGAGATTCTTATAACAGAGTAAAGTTAGATAGGTATAATTTCTATACAGGAAAGGCAACAGCAGAGGTATATGCCGAAGAACCATTTCCGTATAAGGTTAGGGAGAAAGACGCAATACAGAGGCATTTAGATGCTGATGAGAAATTAACAAAGTTAGATTTAAAGATCAGATATTATGATGCTACATTAAAATTTTTAGAAGAGATTATAAAAAACGTTTCAAATAGAACCTTTCAGATTAAAAACGCAATAGAATGGAATAGATTTCAAGCAGGAATGTAACTTGACAGGGGTTACTAAATATTTCCAAATGAACATTATGTTATGTCACATTTGGTTATATCAAAGAAGAATGAAGTATTCCTTCATGTTGATGCAGAAGTACATATTTACTACGAATTAGCAGACCAATTTACTTTTGATGTGCCAGGTGCAAGTTTTTCTCCTGCATATAAAAAGAAATTTTGGGACGGTAAAATAAGATTATTCAGCACTCAAACAGGAAATATATACGTTGGATTATTAGATAGAGTTATACAGTTTTGTAAAGATCACAGATATACTTACGAATTTAAAGATAGCAAACACTACGGTACTCCCTTTGAGGTAAATGAAGGGATATCGAAGGAAGGTGTTAAAGACTATATGACTGCTATTTCCAAATATTCTCCCAGAGACTACCAGATAGATGGAGTATACGACGCTCTAAGACATAATAGAAAATTGTTGATATCACCAACTGCCTCTGGAAAGTCATTGATGATATATTCGATTGTGAGATATTACGTTGAAAATAAGAAAAATACTCTGATAGTTGTTCCGACGACTTCCCTAGTAGAGCAGATGTATAAAGACTTTGCAGATTATGGATGGGACGTTGGTTCATTTTGCCACAAGATATACGCTGGTAGAGAAAGAGAGACAAACTCTCAAGTCATTATTACTACCTGGCAATCAATCTACAAACTTCCCCGAAAATATTTTGAGAGATTCTCTGTTGTAGTGGGG